GCTTATACAGCTTGGGATTTAGGAAATAATCCAAATATAACAAGTTTAAAAAGTATGTTTTATAATGTAGCAAGTAGTGGAGCTGATTTTAATCAAGACATTACAAATTGGGATACATCTAATATAACAAATATGGTTCAGACATTTAATAATGCTTCTAACTTTAATCAAAATATTGGGTTGTGGGATGTTAGCTCAGTTACTGATATGTACTTTATTGTTACAGGTTCTGCTTTTAACCATAATTGTAGTAATTGGAATTTAAATACAGGTTTAACAAGATTAGATAGATTTGGATTTGGTAATAATTTGTCTGATGATAATTGGACTGATTCACTTGTAGGGTGGGCAGTATCAACTTATAAAAATTCAGGACCTTATAATGTAAGTTCAACTACTAATAATAGTGTAAATTTTATAGATTCAAAAACAAGCGATACTGCAAGTGGTGAAACATACGCGGAAAAATATGGCTCTGACTGGACAAATACAGGTTGGGATGATTCGACTTCAGCAAGAGCATATTTAGTAACAGAAACAGCAGAAGGTGGAGCTGGTTGGAATATAACTGGAGATTAATTATGACTAAAAAAATAGTAGATAAAAACACTTGGTTTATTTCTTACACAGATACAAACCCTGTTAGATATTCTGAAGGATGGGTTTCAGCTGGAGAAAGATTAAATTTAGGATGGCCAAATAATGATTTATTTTACACAGAAGCAGAGTGGCTTGAAAAATGTGCAGAATACGGAATTGAACCAATACCGCCACTAGGTCCTGAAGAGTAAAAAGTTATTTATATAAGTAAATATATAAGTAACAAACAATTAAATTAAATTAAATGGAAAATAAAATAACAAAAGAAGAACTTGAACAAGCTTCAAAGCAGCAAGAAGATCTTCAAAAAGTAATACTAGATATTGGTGTAATTGAAACCAAGAAACATGCAATGCTACATAAAATAGCAGATATTAATACTGATATAGAAGAACTAAAAAAAGTTCTAGAAGAAAAGTATGGCCATGTTAATATAAATCTAGAAGACGGTACTTACACAGATGTAGAGGATGAAGAAGATAAGAAAGATTAGTATAGGAGCTGATTATAAAAATGAAGCTATGCATTACTCTTTAGGACAAGAAGTTTATGGCAAGCACATTATTAATGATATACTTTTTGATGACAAAGACTCTTCGTACAATATTTATATAATAAAAAATAACGAAGTATTACCTTGGAAAAAGTTTAATAGCAATATGGCTATATCTGTAGAATACGATCTTAGTTACTGATGAAAAGCTTATACCATTTTATTATAAAACCTTTAGATAAAAGATATGAAAATATTAAAAAGGTTGGTAATAAAGAATTAGTCATTAATTCGAGTATTGAAAATCACATTTTTGTAAGCAAAAGAGCTCTTGTAGTTTCTACTCCAGCAGCTTATGATACAAAAATAAAAGCTGGTGATGAAGTATATGTTCATCACAATATCTTACGTAGATATTACGATCAAAAAGGTATGGAAAGAAACAGTGGCACATACTTTAAAAATGAATTGTATTTTTGTTCTCTTGAGCAAATATATATGTATAATTTAAAACCACATTTAAACTATTGTTTTATAAAGCCAATTAAAAACCAGAACATATTAGACAATATAAAAGAAAAACCTAATGTTGGTATAGTAAAATATTCTAATAATACCTTAGAAGCCGCAGGAATCACTCCTGGAACACTTATTACGTTTACCCCTAACTCTGAGTTTGAGTTTATTGTAGAAGGTGAACGACTTTATTGTATGAAATCAAATGATATAGCTTTAACTCATGAATACCAAGGAGACGAAAAAGAAAATAATCCAAGCTGGGCAAAAAGCAGTTGAGGAACTTATTAAAGTAGCAAAAGAAAAGATTGTAGACTCAGACGATGATGTAAGCGCTGATAGATTAAAAAATGCTGCTGCAACAAAGAAGTTAGCTATATTTGATGCTTTTGAAATATTAACTCGTATACAGGTAGAAGAAGATATTTTAAATGAAAAACCTAAAGAAGTTAAAGAACAGAAAGCTTTTAAAGGTTTTGCAGAAGGGAGAAGTAAATGACTTATCAACAAACACTTTGGAAAGAAGTTAAAGATATTGTTAACCCTAAGATATTAAAGAAACAAAATCGTTTCAAAAAATGGGAGTATGGTTATAACTCTGATTATGATTTTATAGTAATAAGTAAAACTGGAAAAATTGGACAAGTCATTGAAATACAGAATCTCAGGATTGCTTTACCAGCAGCAGATGAACCGTTTAAACGAAGCAAGGAAAAGACGCAACAACGTTGGGAAAGACAAGAGTATCCAAAAGAATTAAGCAGAATAAAAAATAGATTTGACTGGGAAGAGTATCCAGCTGAGTTTAAAGAAAAGTGGTATGACTATATTGATAAAGAGTTTACTAAAAGAGAACAAGGTTATTGGTTTTATGTTAAAGGTAAGCCTACTTATATTACTGGTACTCATTACATGTACTTACAATGGTCAAAGATCGACGTTGGAGCACCAGACTATAGAGAAGCAAATAGATTATTCTTTATATTTTGGGAAGCATGCAAGGCAGATAACAGATGTTACGGAATGTGCTATCTTAAAAACAGACGTTCTGGATTTTCATTTATGTCATCGGCAGAGCTTGTTAACCAAGCGACAATATCGAGTGATTCCAGATTCGGTATATTATCTAAATCTGGATCAGATGCTAAAAAAATGTTTACAGATAAAGTCGTACCAATATCCGTTAACTATCCGTTTTTCTTCAAGCCGATCCAAGACGGTATGGATCGTCCTAAAACAGAACTGGCATATAGGGTTCCAGCTTCAAAATTTACTAGAAGAAAGCTTGAAAGTAATGAGCAACTAAAAGAACTCGATGGATTAGATACAACTATTGACTGGAAAAACACGGGTGATAATTCTTATGATGGTGAAAAACTAAAACTATTAGCTCACGATGAAAGTGGCAAATGGGAAAGACCTGATAATATATTAAACAACTGGAGAGTAACCAAAACTACATTGAGACTAGGTTCAAGAATCGTAGGTAAATGTATGATGGGCTCAACATCTAATTCGTTAGACAAAGGTGGAAACAACTTCAAAAAATTATACTATAATTCAGACGTTACAAGAAGAAATAAAAACGGACAAACTTCTTCTGGACTCTATTCTTTGTTCGTCCCTATGGAATGGAACTACGAAGGATTCATGGATTCTTACGGATCACCTGTTTTCATTAGAGAAAAAGATACAGTCAAAGGAATCGACGGTTTTGAAATTGAAACAGGCGTTATTGAACACTGGGAAAACGAGGTTGAAGGCTTAAAGTCAGATCAAGATAGTTTAAACGAATACTACAGACAGTTTCCAAGAACTGAAGCTCATGCTTTTAGAGATGAAACAAAACAAAGTTTATTTAATCTTGTAAAGATATATGAACAAATTGATTATAACGATTCTGTAAACAATAAATTAAACGTTACTCAAGGAAGTTTTAATTGGGTTAATGGTGTTAAAGATAGCACTGTAATGTTTTACCCTAATAATGATGGTAGGTTTAAAATTAGTTGGGTTCCACCTAAAAATTTACAAAATCGAGTGATAGTAAGGAATGGCGTTAAATATCCTCTAAATGAGCATGTTGGTGCTTTTGGTTGTGATAGCTATGATATATCTGGAACTGTTGATGGTAAAGGTTCTAACGGCTCATTACATGGTTTAACTAAGTTTTCTATGGAAGATGCGCCATCTAATCATTTCTTTTTAGAATATATATCAAGACCTCAAACGGCTGAAATATTCTTTGAAGATGTTTTAATGGCTTTAGTTTTTTATGGTATGCCATTACTTTGTGAGAACAACAAACCAAGATTACTTTATTATTTAAAGAGAAGAGGTTATAGAGGTTTTAGCATGAACAGACCTGACAAGCTTATTAATAAACTGTCTATAACAGAAAGAGAAATAGGTGGAATACCTAACTCAAGTGAAGATATTAAACAAGCACACGCTGCTGCTATTGAAAGTTATATAGAAAACTTTGTAGGTGTTAAAGAGAATAATTACGGCGATATGTATCACCAAAAAACATTAGAAGACTGGGCAGTTTTTAATATAAATAACAGAACTAAACACGATGCAACAATAAGTTCTGGACTAGCTATAATGGCTTGTAACAAAAATTTATATAGACCAGTTCCTCAAACTAGTATTAATAAAATAAATCTTGGCATAAAGACTTATGACAATACCGGCACAATATCAAAAATTAATTAATATATATGCAAGCTACAACTACATATAGTACCTTCCCCGATCAGGTCGTACCTGCTGCTGAGAAAGCTACATACGAATATGGTTTAAAAGTTGCGCGAGCTATCGAAGGCGAATGGTTTAGAAATTCACAAGGAACTGGTTATAGGTATATGACCAACTATAATAATTTTCATAACTTAAGACTTTACGCTAGAGCAGAGCAACCAGTACAAAAATACAAAGATGAATTAGCTATTAATGGTGACTTGTCTTACCTTAATTTAGACTGGAAACCAGTTCCAATTATACCTAAGTTTGTAGATATAGTAGTTAATGGTATGTCACAAAGATCCTACGAGGTTAAAGCAATGGCTCAAGATCCTACTTCATTAAAGAAAAGAACAGAATATGCTCAGCGTATTATAATGGATATAGAGAATAGAGATTTTAATGCTGTTGTGATGGAAGAGTTTGGTATAGACATGACAGAGTCTAGAGATAAAAATACTCCAGAAACTTTAGAAGATCTACCAGCGCATATGCAAATGAATTATAAGCAAGCTATAGAAGTTGCTGAAGAAGAAGTTATAAGTCAAATATTAGATAAAAACAAATATCACTTAATAAGAAAAAGATTAAATTATGACTTAACTGTTTTAGGTATATCTTGCGTAAAAACAACTTGGAATCCAGCTGAAGGCGTTGTTGTTGATTACGTTGATCCAGCTAATATAGTTTATTCATATACTAACGATCCTAATTTTGAAGACGTTTATTACGTGGGTGAAGTTAAAAATGTACCTTTAGTAGAATTAAAAAAGCAATTTCCTAGCTTAACACCTGAGCAAGTTAAAAAACTTCAAAACTATACTGGTAATACTGCTTACTCATCTAACTTCAACGGAAGATACGATCAAAATACTGTACAAGTTCTTTACTTTGAATGGAAAAGTTATATTGATCAAGTATTTAAAATAAAAGAAACAGCTACTGGACTAGAGAAAACTATAGAAAAAGAAGATACTTTTTTACAAGTAGAAGAAACAGATAACTTTAAAAAAGCTTCAAGGTCTATTGAGACACTTTATTCAGGAGCTAAAGTATTAGGTATGGAAGAAATGTTAGACTGGCGAATGGCTGAAAACATGACTAGACCATACGCAGATACTAGCAAGGTTAATTTAAGCTACACTATTACCGCGCCAAGGATGTATCAAGGCAGAATAGAAAGCTTAGTTGGTAGAGTGACTGGTTTTGCTGATATGATACAGTTAACTCATTTGAAACTACAACAAGTAATGTCTAGGATGGTTCCTGATGGAGTTTATTTAGATATGGATGGTTTAGCAGAGGTTGATTTAGGTAATGGAACTA